CATGTCCTGGTTGAACACCTTAACCGCGCTCGCAACATCGGTTGAAGCGAACTGGGTTGCGGTGAAGTCCTTGAAGCGAGCCTTCAAGTTTGGTCCAGCAAGAAGAGTGAAGACCTTAGTTTGTCCTGTCTCTTCGTAGATGGATTGTAGCACCGCATTTACATCTGCCTCACTTAACGCGTCGGCAGCTTCACCGGAGTGAATGCTTGCGGTTGGAGTACGGTAGGCAGAGGGGATGTTAGCACTGCTGTCATCAATGAACAGCCCGAGCGAACGGGTCCGGTTAGCGGCACTTGAAGTGCCTGTCACCACATCGCCAGTGAAGTCGTCGCCATCACAAGTGAACGCATCGGCACACATGGTGGCCTCAATGATACGCTTCAACTGCAACAGTTTCTTACGGACTGCATAGCTTTTGTGGTTTGAGATGCCGGCCTGGTTCTGAACGTCCTGGGTCAGCTTAGAGACCAAGGCTTGTTCGCGGAACCACTGAACACGGTTGCTAAGAACATCGTAATCGCCCTGGGCGTTATCGAAGTCCGAGCTTGCAGCAGTGTTGCTGTGGGCCAGGTCAGAACCGTCAATGACAGCACTGTCGGTTGGGGCCAGTTGTTTATCAACAGGCCATTCAAAAAGGATGTTCGTCGGTGCGGTTCCTTTCGGGCATAACGAGAAAAAGGGGGTCTCTTTCGAGTCCACCAAAGTTATAGCATCGAGGAGATCACGCTGCGAACCATCCTGGCTTATTACTGTATGTGAATATAATGGATTAGCCATTTTAGTTTATTAGTTTCCTAGCAGATTACCTAAGTAGTTATCCAGTGAGTCACCATCTCCTTTTTCATAAACTCTATCCCTCGAGGAACGATAATTGGCACTTTGTTCATCATCTGAAATTGCTGGAGCAGCCACCGGCTTTGGTTCCGATGAAGTTGGTGGCACCTTCCTGGGTGCTGCCTTCTTCGCCGGCTGGCCTTGGCCTTTCTTCATTTCAGCTAACGCGCCCGTAACATAACGGGCAACCTGGAGTTCATAGTCAGGGAACTGCTTGAAGAGCGGAACATTCTTAACTGCCTCGTTAAAAACCATCATCTCTTCAGATGTCTTGTCGTTGAGCCAGGGGTATTCCTTTCGGGCTACCACTCCCGCCTCATTTTTAAACGACAAAAACTGAGCCCTTTCCGGAATCCACTGGTCCAGTGATTTACGAGAGTGAGTGCGAACCTTCTTAACCAGTTTCCTGGCCTCCTTGGCTACTTCCTCCTGATACTCGTACCCCTCCGGGTCAGCCTCGAACTTAACATCCTGGGATTCCAGACGCTTAATCGCGCCATCGATGTCACCATCGTCCAGGAGTTCCTCTACAGAATCCGCAAAGTCCAGCCGCTGAAGATTAACATTTCGCTCTTCTGTCAGCTTCTCGACTGAGTCCACCTGTGAGAGAGGGTTATCACCTGTCTGGGACTGCTTTCCTTGTGCCCGGAGTGTTTCAAGCTCCTGACGAACTGAGGTCAGCTCCTGGTCCCGGTCAGATATAGATTCCTCTAGCTCTTTCCGCTTACGAACTTCCTTGCCAATACGGCGATTAAACCATTCGGGATTGCCATCAGATTCCTGTGGCTCCTCCTGGTCTGCCTCGCCCTGTTCCTGAGAAAGATCATTCTGATCCTCGGTTGCCTCTGGCTCCTGCTTTTCGCCTTTAGCTTCCTCGGTCCCTGGCTCTAAGGCCTGGGTTTCTGGAGATTCCTCCTCACCGCCAACCGCCACATCGATCAATTGATCCAAGTCTGGCGGCTTGCCTTCTTCCCCGGTTTTTTGTTCTTCAAGGGTTACCGTACCCTCTGTATTTTTTTCCATGCGTTATCTCCTCGCATTGAGGTCACCGACTCGGGCAAAAAGAAGCCCGCGTCTACCCCAAGGTAGACACGGGTTTGGGGGTTAAGTAAACCGGCTGAGTAATCAGTCAGTCTACCGGGTTTATTTAGTTCATAAAGACCACTCTTAGGGTTTACGATACTTCTCCAGTTGGCGGTGGAAATCCGACAAGGCAGCGGCATAACCGCATTGCCAGGTCCGATCCTCCCCTTTCACTGCCACATCTATGGCGGTCAAGGTGGCGTTATCCTTACCCTCTGTCAGTATTGAGTCCAGGGCCATCCACACCTCATTATCGTCAGTGAGATTAGCCAGGGCTCTTCTAATTGATAGATCGTCCATGTTATTCCTTTTTATTCCTTTACTGTGCCGGGGATACCCCGATCTTTCCGATTTGTGCGTTCTGTTCCTGCTGCACCTGGAACTGCATGGCCTTGCCATAATTCTCCATGAGGGTCTTGAACCTTTCATCACCCTGGAGTTGTTCCTGATATTTAGGATTGCTCTGGATAATCTGCTGCAAGTATTGCATTTTCATCCCGGCTGTTGGGTCTTTCTCCTTGTACTGGGCTTCATTGCCCAGGGCCATATAGGCCACATCCTTACTCACCTCATCAAAGACTTTCTGGGTGGCCCCGGTTTTATCCTGGGGAATAACCACGCTTGCCAGGACAGGGTCAATGAGTTGCATCTTGAAGTGGGTTAGAGCGGCCCGATCAATCACCCCGGCAGTATCCTCCGGGAGAACCATCTGGCTTACGACTTCCATTTTCTTGAGCATAAACTCCTGGTCCAGCTCGCGAATGTCAAAGTTAACCTGAAGGTCCATGCGCCCGGCAATTTCTTCCGGGGTCTGAGGAAACCCTGCCTGGGTTCCTGAGATTCGTTGAAGTTCCTCAACGCTCACATATTCCTGAATCAACTCAAACACCTTGCTGAATACCTCGCTCCAGGTCATTAGCCAATTCTCAGCCATGGCCTGTCTCTTAGTCTGGGAGCTTACCTGGTTGGTATTCTCGGAGAACCTCCCGAAGTAATCATCGGCCTGGTTCTGAACATAGTTAACCACTTCCAGGGCCTCCTGGGGATTGCTCCTGGGTGGCTCCAGAAATCGAATCTCGTTCGGACGCATTTCCGGTATCGCGCTACCAGGCTGAAGCCGGTAGACCTGGCTGCTCCTGGCAGGGTAAACGAATGGCGGAAGGACCGTGAGGCTTGCCCGGTCATAGAGAGCATCGCGCTGGGCCTTCTGTTCGTTCTGCCATGTCTGGCAAATCTCTGCAACACCCCGGCTATCGAGCATTCTCCTGGTTAACCATTCCCGCCTGTAGGTAAAGAAAGGATAATTACCGTGACAATACTCAAGCATTTCTGACTTAGCATAGACCGTGCTGATTGACGGGTGGAACGTGGTCACATGGACCCCTGGCACCCCGTCCTCATCAATCTTCTTGGTATAGGCATAGATCACTTCAAACAGATTTTCAGATGAATCATGGTTAAGCGATTGCTCGCTTATCTCAGCATTAACCAGGTCAGCATAATCCATGATGCGACCCTTGGTGTTCATCACCTGTTTAACCCATTCCTTGGAATAGCCGTAAAGGCTTGCGGCTTCCTTTAGCTGAACCTCGTTCATCCATTGCCGGCGGAAAATTGCCGGGGCATTCTGAAGCTCAATAGTTTCCGGAGCCACATAGATATCTTCATGCATCTTGAGGGCGGTAACGGTTGGGGCATTCTTCACTACATGATCCACCGGGATTTCTGTCGCGTCATTTTCCCTTAACTCCTTGACCGCCTTCCGAGCCCTGGACTTGCTGATGTTCATTTGCTCAATAACGATCTCAACGACTGCATCTTCCTGCTTCTCGTCCTTGATCATGCCTGGAAGGTTTGCCATTGCAGTTCCTTCCGGGGCTTGCTGGGCCATCCCAATAACATCGTCCATGGTTACCGGGTGCATCTTCTTTGAGAGCTGGCGATCCCAGCCCACATGAACAACACTCACCCCGTACTGCTGACCCCATTGAGCTGCAAGCTGCACCTCCTGGCGTAGCTCATTCCTCATCACATTATCCCGGTAGTAGCCCAGGAGAGTCGTAGCCAGGGAAGACTTGCCGGCATCGTTGGCCTCTACCGGGCTGGCTCTAAGAACCCCGCGCCAGAAGGCTGTTGTCAGCACATCCACATTCTCGTTAATGACCGCATCAGCAAGGCGAACCCTGGTATCAGATGCACCGTCCCAGGGGAACGGGTCTTCTGTTGGATCATTAGCGTGTTTTTTTCCATCATCAGTTTGACCGCTCCACTTTGCGTAGCGCACATCATCTGATTTGGTTCTTCTCCAGCCGGCGTTGTTATATCCACCGGCCCGAGTATACTCCTTAATTAGTTCCTTAATGTCTGGCTTCATTATTATACTCCTGTGATCGTCTCAATTAATTTGACGATATCCCCCTTGTAATATTTTCTGTTTCTCTTCCCTGGCACAATCGTCCGGATAGCACCCGTGTTCGCCAGGTAATTTAAATTATTCTGGGTCAATCCGGTTATTCTCCTAACAGTCTTAGCATCCAGGAGAAGCGGCATATTTTCAATAGCTTCCGCCACTTTTTACCTCCAGTTGTTTTTCGTTAACCAATAGCTGATCTTCCTGCACCAGATAGCGCAAGCAGTCGATTGGGTCTTTACTCGCTCCCCTGTCCTTATCTGCCCCGGTCCATTCCCGGAGACTATAGATCAGGTTAGAGCAATCACTGGAAACCATAAGCCTGGGCTTATCCCCTGGCTCATCCTTGTCCCAGTAAAGTAAATCATTGATCATCCCAACGCCCTCCTCAATGGGCCGTCCGGATGCCTTGTCAAAATACATGGGGCCTTCCCCTTCCCTGTCCTCTGCCATAACCGCGATATAATCAGAGCCAATCCCATCATGCGGGGTGGTAGCGGCCCTGGGGTCCATCAATCTCATCAGAATTTTCTCATCCCCCTCCAGCTCCCTGATCAGTTTCTTGTACTGGACCAGGCTTAACCCGGCCCCGCTTCTCTGTGCTGGACCAGGACTGCCGTCATGTTTCGCGCTAGGCACTGCCCATTCCCCCATTGAGAAATCAGGCCACTCCCTATAAACATAAATAACATCCCCCACCTTCTTAACCCAAACCATGAACCAGTTCCTGGACCCTGCCGGGTCAACACACATCACATTCGACCCTCCTTCAGGGATGTCTTTGGGCTCAATAATATGCTCATCGCTAAATCTCGGGAATGCATTGCCAACCGTTGCGTCAGCCCACCCATAAGCCCGAATCTTGATATCCCCGGTACTGCTCCCGGTCACCCTCTTAACCAGCTCAGAATAAGGACTGTAAGGATTCCACTTTGAGAAAAACCAAACAGCATGGCTCTTAGGCCGGCGAAGCCGGCTGACATAAGGCATTGTGCCTCGCGGAGCGTCCTCGAAATTTTTTCCAGGGAGTAGCTCACTTTCTTCCCAGTGCAAAACCTCATGGCCACTAATCAAATCCTTGACCAGCATTGAGTAACCCTCGATAGGGGTGAAGCTCAGGAGGATGTTTCCCTGCCTGGTTGCGGTGCGAAAGCGCAAAGTCTCAAGCCAATCGGCTGGGCAAAACTCATCAATCCAAACCTGGTCAACTTCATTGCCCTCAATTACCTGGCGATTTTGTGCGTAGTTCAGGAAGGTACATTGACTTTTATTTGGTAACACAAACGTGTTATCAGAAAATCCATTCTTCTGGGTATAAGAAACATTGGTTACCCGGCTCTTCTTAATGTTCCGGTATTCCACCGGCAAATACTTGTAAACCGCCGGCTGCTGGACCTGGAGGCTGCTCTGGTGGGTGGTATGAAAGCACCAGAGCCTGGCATTAGGAATGGCCAGCATTTTCTCGACTGTCAGCTTGGCGCAAAATTCAGTCTTACCTGACCTGTTCCCTCCGAAGATCGCAAGCTCATCACTATTCTCTGCCAGTTTCCTGGCGTGTTTCCAGTGGTCAGGCTCAAACCCAAACCGATAAGGGTCGGCAGTCTCCAGGCGAATAATCTCCTCCCTCTTCTCAAGAACCTCCTTAACCTGTTTCTCGGTTAACTGCTCTGCCATTTCCTTGGTGAGCAACGGGTGGACCGGGTGAGGGGTTTGCTTAAACACTTGCCCCCCGGAAATGACTCGGCTGCTGATTCAAAAGGCGAATAACATTCAGCCATGTCCTGGAATCTCTCCAGGCACCACAACACCAAGTCAAAGTAAGGGGCCGACCTTTATGGGCATAGAACAAGGAGGTTCTTTTACCTAAGAAGAGCGGCCAGCCCCTAGTTAAGTCTATTTTCTCTATCCTGACCACTTCCTTTTTCTTCCTCGATTATTTCATCAATTGTCTCCAAACACTTCTGCTTACACCTAGCCTCAAGAAGCGTGAGGACCGGAAGGATATCCACCTCGGTTAATCCTCTATCCCTAAAATACTTTGCAATCAGTTCAGCGCAGGAATCAGCGAAATCATTAACCGCATCGGTCTTGTCTTCCTCGTTATTTTCTCCCAGCTTCAAAATCAAAAATCTCATGTTTAAGGGCCTCTATTGTGTTCTTTAACCACGCGATCTCCCGCAGATATTTCTCCTCCTTAATCCTATAAGCCTGGACATAATGCCACTGGTCTATAATCTCTTCCTCAACCTTCTCCAGGGTGACGGTCTCGGCTAACAGGCCTCCATGCTGAACTTGTCCTGCATCGTACTTCGGCCCCGCCAACTGATTAAACCGATCAAGTGATTGATCCCTTATTCCTTCCGGTATTGTGATATCAAACTTTGCCATAATTCAGGTTCCAGTTTTTTATAAATCCTAGTAGTCGAGATATTAAGTCCGACCTGAAGGACCATTCTTTCCATCCATCCTTCCCAGAAAAACGCACACAAAGACTCAACGTTCCCCGCGCCGCCGGCTGTTTTGTATACCGCCGACTTGGGCTGCCCCCGTATGATCTTCCCTGCCATGCGTAGTCTTTCATAATCCTTTACTGCCTGGATGATCACATCCGCATAAAGCAGTTTAATTCCGCTATCGTCATAGTCTAATATCTGCCGGGCCATCTCGGACATCTCCCCACAAGCACTAAATGCTCGCCCTCTTTCCGATACTTAATCGACATCCCAAGCCGAAAATTCTTATTGTCCCTAACCCGAATCGTGGTCACTCCATCCTCAAGTAAAACCAGCTTCGGATTCCTAAAATTAAATCTCCCCACAATCCCCATCTGAACGCCAGGGCTCACTACCTTGCCAACCTGGAAGAACCCTTCCACCTTAGCCTTCCCATTGGCCGTCAGAATAACCTCGCGCTCATACCGCCAATCTAGGCCCTTATCCAGGTGGTCCTTACGCCATGCGGCAATCCTCTTATGTGGCAAGCCAATCTCAGCAGCCAGGACGCGCTCAACTATCTCACCTTCAATCATTCCTCCTCCTTCTCAACAGGGTCTTGACTGTAGAACAGGACAAACGCACCGCACTCAGGACAACTGAGATTGCTCACGATCCCATCACCTTCCGCACCATAGTCCTCAAAATCATGGTCGCCCCCGTGGATCAGTGTTGTGCCGCAATTCAGACAATCCATTTTACTAAAAAAACTGTGTGGCTTAATCCATTGAGTGGGAGGGGAAGTCTTCCGCGTCGAACCCCCCCCGCCCCCTATCTGCCTTCTCATACCATATATTGGGGGTATGTAACTCCAATGCACTAGATGTAGTGGTGTGGCCCCGATAAGTCAACTGATACTTATCTCTGTATTTGTGGGCTCTTATTCACCTGGATTGGCACTTGTTTGGCTACCAGAGTCCTCAATGTCCACAATATCAGGGGTTTTCGGGCTGCTAACGGGGGATTGTGTATCCTTTGTGGGTAGTGCGGCCATCAAGTCCTGGACCGATGTGTGGCTGATGTGTAGGTGCTGGTGGACCTGGGAGGGCTGGGACCGACCACGGATCGTATCTAGTTTGTCTGCGCTTACTCCCGCCGCAACTGATAGCTCACCAAGTTTACCCTCTCCACTTCTTATCTTCTCGTACATGGCTTTCAGGGCCAGGTCACGGACTGCCTCGAAGCCTTGTGCCGCCATCTCATCCACTGACGGGACTAGCTCGCCCAGGTGCCTCCTGATGGCTGCTACGACTGCCTGGCCTGTCCCGTGCTTTCTACGAGCTTCTAAGAGCGTCATGCCTTCCATGAGGTCCAGACATATGCTCTCATACCTTTCGCGCTCTAGACCGCTTCCTGGGCCTTTTAAAGGCATGTCTGGAACACGCTTCGATGTAGTCATTGAGTCGTTCAAGGTCTTGCCAGGCTTCCCTTGGGTCTTCGTAGTCTTTGGGAGGGTTACCGGGCCAGGGCCATCCTTCTCCATGGGGGCCTTTGTGGAGTCTGGAGCCAACTGGATTGGTCCCGGCTTCTGATTGGGTGTAGAGCTTGTATCTTCCATTGTCTTCTTTCTTCAGGATTATCATAGCACGACTAGGCCAGGGAGGCCTGTTCAATGCGTAGGGCTTTGCGTTGGGTGCATAGGTCTCGGTGCTTCTGCTGTAGCTCAGGGGATGGCCAGTGATACTCGCCACCGGCAACCTCTGAACGGTGCTTCTGAATGTCTTTGATCATCTCACTGAGGTTCTCAATATCGGCCTTGATGGACCAGGTGGTTCGTTTAGCCTGGGTGGCTCCATTCTTGTCCTGGCTGAACTTGCTGTCCCTGGGGTCAAACACACCCTGCCAGTTGTTTTCGGTGGATCGGTCAAGGGCCTGGATGGCAACGTCATGTCCCCATCCTTCCAGCTTGTCTATGATCAGGGTTAAGGCCCGGGGTGTGAGCGGCTTCTTGATCAGCCTTCTCATCTCCCTGAAGCCATCGAATGCCTCTTTGAAGGCCGGGGTATTTAATGCCACTGGTAGCTTCACTTCATCATCCTTCTTGGTTCTTGGTTGGTTCTTTATTGGTTCTTTATTGGTTTGGGTGTCACTGTGATACTGCGGTGGTGTCACTGTGATACCATGGGGGTGTCTCTCTGATACCATGGTGGTGTCACTCTGACACCCCAGGAGCTTGTAGGTGTTGGTGCGATTCGGTCGTTTTATGACCTCGATCACCTTCAAATTGACCAGGGTTTCAAGCGACCTGAGAACGGTGCTCCTGGACAAGCCGGTGCGTTGAACCAGGTACTCAATCGAGGGCCAAGCCTGGTCACTACTCGACCCGGCCATATCGGCCAGGGCCAGCAGGACCATCTTGGGCATGGGTGGTAGTTCCTGGGACCAGGCCCAGGTGGTTGGATGTTGTTCGCTCATCTGAATGCCAGGCTTAGGGCCAGGGCGAAGAACGCCAGGGCCAGCAGGATTTCAATTACCAGGCTCGGAAGCCCGGGCCTCACGCGGCGGTCACTTCCAGGTTTCTAACCCTGGAGGAGCCGGCAACAGCGAGCCGGGTTGCCTTGCTGAGAGCGGCCACATCTCCCAGGTCTTCATGCTCAGGCAACTCTGCATCCAGGGTGATCCTGACCTTACGCCAGAGACTGACCGGGGAGCTGTCGATTATGGACCTAACATTGTCCCACCGGGCCATGAACTTCTTGTCCCAGGAATACTTCTCCCGGCAACGCTTCTCGGCCCATCCAATTGTAACGTGGTCTTTTCGATTGAAAGCGGCTGCTGTGTCCTCCTGGGTGTAGCCTTTGCGTCTCACCATCACCATGGCAACCTGACGCGCCTCAGCGAGCATCTCGGTCCTTCTACGGCCCATTATCTGATCCCTGGTAACATCGTAAACGCTGCACACCGCAAACATCACCTGATCCACCTCTTGGGGTAGGACCATAATTTTGGAAACCGCACTCATGCTGCCACCTCCTCAACTGCCGGGGTCCAGGTTCTGGGGTCGTATTTCTTGTCCAGGCACCAGTAATTTGCCAGGGCCATGAAAGCGTCCAGGCCCTGCTCCTGCTTCTCCTCTGGCCACAAGTATTCAACCGGCTCAACCGGCTCATCCCGGTGGATGTAAATGTTCATCACCCTGGGCTTGTTCGGCATGCAATCTGAGTAAGCTGCGAGCTGTCTAATGTCCTTGTCGTAGCGTGAGCTTGAGCATGAATAACCGCCCTTCTTCAATGGCCTAAGCCGGCGCGTCTTGAAGTCGATCAGTATACAACCATGTTCCTGGTGATCAATGAAAGCATCGGCCCGACCAGCTACCAGGTTGGTAGGATGGACCAGGCACTTCTCGGTCCACTTCACATCAATCACATTGGCCTGAACCCAGGCATCGAACATGACCAGCCAGGGGTTTTTCCGGTCCCACTCGTTGCCGTCCAGGATAGCCTGGGCACCGTCATGGAACCTGGTCCCAAACTCGGCATAGCCTTTGGTCACCAGGTCAGCCTCTGCCATCCTGGCATCGACCCACGAATCCATGTCCTGGCCCTGGGGAGGGCTGTTGAACGAGGCAATTCCCACTTGCTTCCTCTGCCACTGGGCCAGCGTCCAGGTTGCTGCTGCTCCCAGGATTGTGGTTGCACTGGGGATGTGTCCCAGCTCCCGGATTTCCTTCCAGTTTGAGTCGTAGGCTGGCTTCCCATCTCTCCGATAGAAATGGCCTTTATCTTCTGTTTTAATTATTGTCATAAATCTCCTTCCAAGCGGTAGCCATCTTGCCGCTGCTGTTCAGCCGGCGGGTTCCGCTGTCTTCTATTTTCCCTTGTCGTTTTAGTTCTGAAATTCTTGGCCTAACGGTGAGAACCGACTCTTCCATGTGAGAGGCCACCTCATCAGCAGTGAGTGGTCCCCTGGTTCTAATCACCACCAGTGCTCTGTCGCGCAATAGCGGGGCCGATTGGGCCATGTCCATAGCCGCCTCCATGCTGGTGCCACCAGTTTTTGCCCCGGGGAAATCCGGGTAATTGAAAGTTGTTTGAGTCATTCTTTTTTTCTCCTTTGCAGTCCTAATTTAAGAAACTCCAGGGCCGAGAAACTGCAACCCGACCCTGGAAATTCCGGTAGATTAGCCCTCGGACCTATCTTGAACGCGGATGTATTTACCGGAAGGTTTCAGCTTTTTCTCAGCAGGATAGACCCGGTCAATGTTAGCCCAGACCTTGTCCTTTTCCTTCTTGTCTTGGTTATGGATGACCATGATGGATGCGCTGGTTCCAATCAGGCTGTCCAGGTCGAAGGAACGCTGTTCCTCACCAGTTAAGGGCCGGCCAAGCCAGGTCTCCAGGGTCTGGCGTAGGGTGGCTTTCTCACTGAAGACGTTGGCGGTCATCTTCCGACTTATGATCATCGGCCTGCCGTCCTCCATCTGCTGGTCCACCTCAAAGACCAGCTTCATCTTGTGCTGTTCTTTGGACTCTCCCTCAAACTCAACGGTCTCTAGTCCGAGATCAACATTGTCCACCAGGACGGCGGTGTGAGGGCCTGCGCTGACGTTCTCAAACGTCTTCGTTTCTGTATTATTTTCCACTATCATTTTTTTTCTGTTTCTTGGTTTTTTTCTGTTCGAGACGTTCCAGGATGAAGTCCTGAATCCGCTCGATAAATTCTCCGTTAATCATCTGATGTGTGAGCCTGAAGATGGTCCAGCCACATAAGGTGGCTTCGTTGTATTTCTCGCAATCTTTGTGGAACCCGGCTGGCCTGGTATGTCTTCCTCCGACCCAGGTTCCGCCTTCGATCTCAATAGCCACCAGGGCTTCGATGTGGGCAAAATCAAAACGCCATCTTCTTACCGGGTGAAAGCGAAGCTCCTCCTCCAGCTTGAGTTTTGCCGGCTCTCCTCTGGAGCCATCCATTCGGCGGCAAGTCCAAAGATTCTTGAAGGTGATCTCAAGATTGCTCGACTTAGCCACTGGGTGTCCTTTCGACTTCTAAGATAAAATCCATCTTATTAAATAAATAGCCAGCAGCACAACCGGCGCGGATGCGATGATGACGATCCCTGGGGTGATCTCCTGGTCATTCACCGGACTCCTCCCGTTTGGTTTTGCAGTATCGCCCTACCAGCTCCTCCAGGACTCGGGTCATTGGAACCTTCTTCCTCTTGGCAAATCGGCTGAGACGGTTCTTGGTCCTC